AGGCTATGCTAGCGGAGTACTCAAGGCCCTATCAGCAGACCTGCACATTCCGGTTATCGTAGCTGCCCAGTGCAGCGGTGAGAAGCAAGGGCGCAAGCCCGCAGCTCCTGCAATGCATGACTGCCAATGGAGCAGCACGGTCCACCAAGATGCCGAAGAGGTGCTGAGTCTATACCGCCCCGACTATTACAGGGACCGAGGACAAAACGCAGACGGACCTGAGGGCGTAGTGCAATTGGTCGCGCGCAAAAGGCGTACCGGCAGACTGTCAACCCTGGACCTGGCGTGGAACGGACCGACCAAGCAAGCCGGCCGCCCACACATCAGGCTCTAACTGTTGAGCCATTCGTCGAATGTTTTGAGGGGCTGCCCGTGGTTAGTGATGTCGCCACCACTGCCATCGTCGGCGTGCTTAAGGTATAGGTTGTAGCGTTCGAGCAATGTCATAGTCTCATCCTTTGTTAGTTGGGTCTGTTTCTTTTCTCAAGCGTGCCAAGATATCCCAGCACCTGCGCTGCAGCATGAACCACCTGCCCGCTTCGCGGGTGCCGGGTATCCTCCAGCCTTTTGTGGTTCGCTCGAACCGAGCAAGGCCCGATAGCTTGCGGGCTTTTCTTAAGTTCTTATCCATCATGCACCCCCTTCACTACTGACTAGCGCATCCTTGCGCCGGTCATAGCGGATAGCCTCTGCCAGGTCAGCAAGCGCGACCAGTTTACGCGCCAGGAATAGTTGCTGGAACAAGTCGGCGCCGTCTTCCTCATTGACTATCTTTGCTAGTTGGTCGTGCATTACTTCCTCAAGTAGTCCGCCTTCGTCGAGCATTCCGATAGTGTCTAGCGATAGGGTGATTTTATAATTGGGCATGATAATTCTCCAGTTAGTTTAGATTGAAAACAGAATGATAGTGATGAAGTAGCAAGCGGCGAGGCCTGCCATGGCTTGTGAGTAAAGGCGCATCATGCACCACCGTTAGGCGATAGGTCGCCGTCGTTTATGGCATGGCTCCATTGAATGAGAGCTCGCGTCACTTGCTCATGCATGCCATGGGTGCTGTAGATAATATCTGCGATAGCTTCCAAGGACAGCCCCTTCTTTGCAAGGGCTTGGATGTGGAGGTTGATTTTTTGCATGGGATATCCTTTGGGGCTTGCGCCCCGTTAGTTAGTTGGGGTTAGGGGTTAGCTTGCAATGCGCTGAACGAAGCCTGAGGTATCGGCCTGTGCCTCTTGACCTTTGGCGTATAGGGCGACCCAATGTCCGGGCTTGTCTTCAAAGCGGGCATCGTTCTTGTCGCCGTCAATCACGGGGTAGCCGTTCCATCCGTTAGTAATGATATGCTTAGCGGCTTTCTTTGCGGCTGCTAACTTGGTTCCTTGTTTGCCTGCCACTACTACGGCTACGCTACTGCCTGCATCAAGCCATTCAGTAGCCCATGTCATGCTGTTAGGCTTTTCGTCAAGGCTGAAGGTCAAGTGATAGTTGGGCGATAGGTTCTTCCGGCTACTGTGGCGAGCCTTTGTGTAGTCGTAGAATTGCACGTTAGGAAATTCATTCATGTCTAGGTACCGCTCCCAAAGGATATCGGTCGAGCCGTTCAGCCGGATAGCGCATATCTTCCCCTGCGCCATGGCTTGCATTTCTTTACGTGCTATTTCTTTCTTGAGCGTATCGATGAAGTCCGCAGGAAAGAAGTGGAACCAAAGAGCCTTTAAGACTTGCGCTTTTTGTGATTGCTCGAACCTTAGGCGCCCCGTCGTGTGACCTAAGCATGCAAAGGCACAGCTGCCCGCCCATGGGCATAGGTTAATACCGGATAGGGTGCTAGCAGCGAGGTAGGCAACGGCGGTTAAGATACCAGCTTTCTCGCCTTTCTCCGTTTTGACCGATGTTCCCAGTATAGGGCGCTTACGTCCGCTATCTGTGGTTTTGAATAGTGGCAAGAGCTCCTGAACAGGTAGCGTCGGGTCAATGTCACAGCGAGTTAAGGCGGCTGCTATTCTGGTTGTCATGGTAGGCATAGTGTCTCTCTTGGTTAGTTGCTATCGGTTGCTTCCGATGTTTGAACTATGGCACGGTGTTACCAGTGGTGCAAGTAGAAAGTGGAAAATAGTTTTGAACAGGCTAGCAGTACAGCGTTGAGGTTTTCGTGGTGGGCTGTTGAATGTTCCTATTTGGTGTGGGGCTTTGGACTGTTGATGGTAGGTGGGGAGAGTATTGCAATCTCATTGCAGTAGGGCAGGGGGTCCGGTCTTCCCATATGATAGGTGGTGGATAGTACGGCTACCCCATATGATAGGGGGGTATGTGTTATCAAAGGGGCAGCGGTTGAACCCTAAGTGCTTGAAATCATTAGGTTCCCATGTTCTGATAACATACATTATGTTCAATGAGTTGGATATTGGTGGGGAAAGGGTCGAGGGGGGGCCCAAACGGAGGTCCGGCGTTGTGTTCACATATATGTATAGAAATCCCCTGCAACAAACAGAAGCCCTGCAACAAACAGAAGTCGCCGCAACATTCTAAACCTGCTACTCTAGCCCCATGGCACTAAACGAGCAGAAAGCACAAGCAATACGGTTACTTTCAAGCGGTGTAAGCATCCCAGAGGCGGCAAAACGCGTAGGCGTAGGTCGAGAGACGGTATGGCGCTGGACAAAGGAGCAGGAGTTCTCAGCAGAGCTGACCCTGTACAAGAGCCAGGTGGCGGTTGGTGCCCAGGTTGCCCTGAACCATGCGGTCTACGAGGCAGTAGAGGCTCTTAGGGAGGTAATCAAGGATAAGGACTCGACGCACAAGAGTAGGATTGATGCTGCAAAGGTTATCTTAGACCGTTCAAAGCTGGAGCTTCAGAATACGAAGGTGAAGGTAAAGGGGAACTCAGAGGACTTGAAGGCATGGCTGGATGCGTCTGATGACTGAAGACCTGCCCCTAGAGATTCGCGCCATGATTGGCGAGCCTGACAAGTTCATTCGTAGATTGACGATTATGCACAAGCAGCGTCAGCGTTTGAATGCTTTCGAGGTTTCTGCCCCCCAGCAGCATTTGCTGGATGTTCTAAAGAACCACAACCGTGTGATTGTTTTGAAGGCACGGCAGTTGGGTGTGAGTACTTTGACCCGTGCGTGGCATTTTTGGAATTCATATATTTCTACTGAGCCTACGCAGTATGCTGTGATTTCTCATACGCGAGATTCTGCTGAAGAGTTGCATCGAATGGAGAGGGTGTTCTACGACAACCTGCCTAATGAGCTGAAGAGGCCGCTGGAGAGAGCCAGTGCTAAGACGCTGAAGTTTAGAGATTCTGGTTCTGCGGTAAGAACGTACACTGCTGGTGGTAAAGGAGGAACCCGTTCCTTTGCAATGAATGCCGTTCATTTATCGGAGTTTGCTTTCTATGAGAACCAGGAAGAGGTGATGGCCACGGTTCTGGCTGCTGTTGGTGATGGGCAGATTATCATTGAGAGCACTCCTAATGTTCATGGAGATATGTTCCATGAGTTGGTGAAGGGTGCTGCTGATGGAACGAACGGTTGGAAGCTAGTTTTCTTTCCTTGGTTTATTCATAAGCCCTACCAGTCTGAAGTTGCTGATTGGTATCTCCCTACTGTTCGAGAGCAAGAGATACAGGAAGAGTTTGACCTGACCCTTGAGCAGTTGTTTTGGCGTAAGAAGCAGTTGAAGACGATTGGGCAAGACAAGTTTATTCGGGAGTACCCCTCAACCGTTGACGAGGCATTTCGCGCCACCGGGGTTCAGTTTTTCAATCCAGAGCAATTAGATAATATTGTTCCGGTAGATATGGGTAGCAGGGAGCATAGGCAGTATGCCCCTCCCCAGGAAGGTGAGGCGTATGTGATTGGTGTGGACGTAGGAAGTGGCCTTGGGAAGAAGACAGACTTTTCCGCTGTGACCGTTGTTTCTGTTTCTACGCGCCAACCTGTTTATCACTACATCACGAATCAGGTAAGCCCCTCCGCTTTGGCTGAGAAGATTATGGCCATTTGGGATAAATACAATTGTGGGCGTGTGATTGTTGAAAGCAACGGGAGTGGGAACTGGGTTATCCATAGGCTGAAAGAGCTGAAGATAAGACCCCTCTATAAAGACAAGAACGGAAAGCCCTTTAGGACTACAGTCAGCACTCGCCCTATTATGTTCAATGCTTTGAAGGACATGATTGAAACCAAGACGATTTCTCATTTAGACAAGCATGTGTTGGAAGAGCTCGGAAACATTGTTTACATCAAGAACAAGCCTCAGGCAGCAAAAGGTAAACATGATGATGTGACTATCTCCATGGCATTGTGCTATTACTTGCTGGAGAGTATGCCCTTAGCGGTCTCACATTCAGTGAAACGCGCAATGATGGAGAAGCACATTGACTCAATGCGGGCTAAAAACATGAAGCGTGCGATACCTTGGAATGTCCGTGGGGGCAATAAAGTGGGTGGTTACTAATGGCTGAAAGACCAGAAGAAATGGATGATGAAGAGCTTTTGAAGCTTCTTATGTCAAGAATGACGGCACCTCCAGCAAGAATGGCTGTTGAGGTTGCGCAACGCATGTCTACCCCGAAAGGAACAGGACCAAAGATTACCAGAAGTGATTTGACCCCTGAGATTAACCAAGAGTTGCGAGAAGACTGGAAAACAAGGGGTCGCACTAACCCTAAAGGTGATCAATACTTTGACCAAAGCCCAGAATCAAAAGACTTTAAGCGCGTCAAAGAGTTTATTAGGAAAGCCCCTGGTCGAGTAAAAAAGATTGACTTCACAGAAGCGCCAGAGACCCATGAGTCCCGCAGGCTGCAAAGACAAATGAGAGCCGAGACAAAGGGAGCCCAGCACGAATTTGAGCAGAACCTTCGAGACTATTTACGGGCGGTTGAAGAGGGGTACGTCAAAGGGGGCGGTAAGTTTGGGGTAAAAACCATTGCCAAAAAGCTTGGGGCTAAAGCGTTATTTCGAGGAGTTCCAGTTCTTGGTGCTGGATATGCTGGGTTCAGGCTTGGCACATCTCTCTCCCCGGCAGCAAAGCGAAACAGGGGCCGCGATGCGCGTAGAGAAGTTTATGAGCAGAGACAAGAGCGCATGCGAGATGTATTCCCTGGAAGAACGGACGATTTCTATCGACAGATGGCGCAACACATGGGAAAAGAAGACGAGGAAGGACGCGAAGTTCAAGATGCCGAGGAAGTATTGCGTATTTTCGAGCTTCAGAAAGAGATTGAAAGCATCAAAGACGGCCCAGCAAGAGAACTTGTGAAACAAGAAAGGAGAGGACGATGAGCCTGAAGCCTCAAGATGTTCAAGCAATTCTAGACGATCACGATGCCTATTGGGGTGATCTCCGTAATGAGCTGATGCGATACAAAGCTGTTTATGAAATGGATTTCTGGGAGCATGAGTCTCAAGGTGGGGTGTCCCAGATTCGTATTCAGACCAACGATGGCTATGGATATATTGAATCCTTCCAGGCCTCCTTGTTCGCTAAGAACCCGGCGGTGGTTCTAAAGATGGGTGTGCGTGGACGAGGGGATTTAGAAAAATCTCAGTCAGTCATCAATCACTTCTTGGTCAAAAGCAGAAATGAGATTGAGAACGCCAGTCGTATGGCCCTTATTTATCCCAACTCATTCTTGAAGATGACGGTAAC